ACATGGTCCGACCAGCCCCCCTCGTGGTGTAGAATAATCTTCAGGCATGGTAGAAAACGATCTACCGGCGCTTCATTGCCTCCGCCATCACTGGGGCTATCTTTTCGGCTGAACGCCCAATGACGTAGCCGCCCAAGCCAATCTCCACGATAGACCATAGCTTCAGCGCCTCCGCTTCTGAAATGCCTGGGGCGCTATACCCAAGCCACCGGGCCACAATCAACGAAGTAAGCACCAGCATGACCACCGGGCGCCAGGTGGCGGTCAGCCAGTGTTCTGAAGCTGCCTCCGTCTTCACAATATCAGCAGCGGCAGTCTCGATCTCCTGGGCGCGTTGCATCAGAGCGATGGACAGTTCAGCCTCGATTCGCCCCTGCTCACCCTGATCAGGGACAAGGCGGCGGATCACATCCCCAAGAATCGGCGCCAGTACAGGCAGCAGGGCCGCAAACATCAATCGTCCTCCGGCTCTTCTGGTTTGATCCAGAGTTCTGAATAGGCTTGATCCGATAAGCCCCGAAGCACCGCGTGGGAGTAGGGGACTGCTGCATACTTGTAGCCTGATGGTGTTTCCCAGGTACACATAATTGCCACCGCACCATCCGCCAGGGCGGTTGCAATCATCTGTTGGGCCGCTTCGGCAAAGGACACTTCATGGTGTTCCCCTGGCGCATCCGAATCGACGATCTTTATCCGTCTCATGGCTACCCCCGTCCAGCTTTAATCCGTACACGCCCGCAAATCACCTGGCCCCTGAACCACGCGGCGCCGTCCACCACCTCGCAAGTCTCTGGCGGTGCCAGGGCGCCATCGCGCCAAGTAAGCACCACAAAGCCTTGTTGTTGGTGTCCTGGGATGCCCAGGCGATAGTTAAACTGTGGCCAATTCGGATCGCCCAGCATCCCCGTCTGAACGCCATAGATACGCTTGGACCAGTGGTTTAGGGGGCGCACATCCAGTGCGTGAGTATCGCCGCTGATGATGGATCGCCCGGCCTTCATGGCGTTATTGTAGCCCGCGTGAACCCCGCCATGGTAGCGGTGGACGAAAGACACATCCCCCACATCCAGCCGGTATGTCATGGGCCAATCTATAAACTGGTCTTGAAGACTAAAGGCACCCATACCTTCAAAGGCAGCAGCATGGGCAGCAAGATGTTTATCGTAACGGTCATCGTGGTTGCCCCTGATCCAGTAACAAGTGGGATCGCCAGCGGCTTCCCTTAACTCCCGTAAGTGTGTTTGCCCGGCTGCGAGTTCTTCCGCCACATTGGGCTTCTGGTTGTCGGCCCACATCAGCGGCGGATGGCGAGAGATAGCCCCCATATCCAGCGCATCGCCATTACAAAACAAAAAGCCCGGCTTTATGTGCCGGGCTAGAATCAAAAGCGCTTCGTGTGACAAGCTGCGCGGTTGGCTTAATGACCGCCAGTGGCAGTCTGAGAAGACTATGCCCACCCCATCCTTGATGGCGGGAACCTCCATCACCAAGGCGGAATTGCATTCCTCAGTTTCAGACCAAGGCTTACTAACCGGCTCGCGCGCCAGGCTTCGGGCTGAACTGCGAATGTCTGGCTTGTTGTAAAGCTGCATAGCGCGCTGGTATCGGTTACGCATTGTCTCATACGGTAACCCCTTTGCTTTCGCGGCTACCATAACGGAACCATGCTCCGCTACCGCTTCATAAGCCGCCTTGATGGCGTCTCGGTCAGTCTTGGCTACCATGATGGTCCTATTGCAAGAGGCTTTCTTGCGGATTTACCAATGGATTAAGGGCGGGCTGTAGCATCGCCCCACCGGCACCAGCCACGTTTTGCCCAAGCGCCTGCATCGCAGGGCCGCGTGGTGCTACCATCGCGCGCTGGAAGGCTTGGCGGGCTGCTGGGGTATAAGCGCCATACAAGCCAGCGAGAGCCATAAGCGTGGGGATTGGATAACTGAACCCAGCACCACCAGTAAGGGCGCCACCCACGGCTTGGCGTGTTGCCGTCCCTGAGTCATTGACAGTTGGCGGAAGAACACCACGCGCACGATCTGATAGGTCTTGCATCAGTGCTTCGCCACGGGCAAAGCGTCCACGGTTTACAGACGCATCGCCAGCCCGGACGGCAGCGGAAAGTTGCGCTGGACTAAACACCCCCTCAACCGCGCCTGGGCTTGCAGCGGCACGGTTCACCCGCATGAAGTTGGCGTAAGCTTCATCAGCCTTTTTGAGATCAGGCGCCAAGTTCGGATTGGTGCGTTCAAACCAATCTTGCATGGCGCTACGCACTTTCTTGAATGCGTCACCCAAGCTACGTTCAGAAGCCATGGCGGAGCCGCTGTAGCTTTCGCCAAGCTTCCGCATATCGCTCACGATGTTTTTGTATTGATCCGCTGTAAGTTGCCCGCTTTGCAGTTGGCTGATCAACTTATCATCCAACTCGCGGCGCAAAAGCCCTGACATTTCCGGCGTCAAATTGGTTCGCATCACATTCGCCAGATCGCGCCCTAACTCTTGGTCAGGCGCTAAAGGCGAAGCACGAGAAATGATGTCATCATATTTGTTGGAAATGATGCCACCAACAGTGTCAATCAATTCACGCCCAACCGGACCAGAAACGATCTTTTGCCCAATCGGCTCTAGCGCCCGATTGGCAGCAGCCGTGTTGAATGACTCAACAGACTCACGCATGGCGCCAGCGACACGCGGCCCAAGCACCGGAACAGAAGTCAGCGCGCTTTCAATAGAACGGGGAATACCGCCCATCACTTGACCGGGAGTCATTTGAACGCCTTCAGCCGCCAACTCTTGAACCCCAGCCGGAAGCTTCGGCGCAATGGCGCGACCAAGCGCATAACCAAGAGGACCGCCAATAGCGCCAAGCATGGCGCTCGTGCCGACCTGTTGCGGCTTTTGCTCCGCGAACTCGCCAGAAGTTACCGGCTCCGCAAGACCAAGAGCCGCACCTTGCAAACCACCAACCCCAATAGAGCCAGCCAAAGATTGCGGATTGCGTGTAGCCAAGGCCAAAGCCGTAGCAGGGACCAAACTACCAGCCATACGGGGAAGATCGACACCTGTATCACCAGCAGCCACGCGAGACTGTTGGTAAGCCCGCTCCCGCGCCACTGTCTGCTGTTGGATGTCTTCTGGCGTTGCTGGCGTCATACCAAGCGCGCGAGTAATCGGACCAATAACCGGCGCCCTGTTCACCGCGCCAGTAGCCGCATTAACCGCTTCAACAACACCACGCGGCAACATTTGCGTGAGTGCCTGTGCGCCCCCTTGGATTGGATCGAAGGCCCCTTGGGCGATAGAACCCATGGTGGTTGAAGGTTCTGCGCCTCCAGCCTGCATCCGCCTGATGGCGGACGCCATGGCGTCTGGCGACATACCTTCTGGAAACTCGATTTCTTGGCCGGAAGGGAGCGTGACGATGGGCATGGTTATTCAACCCTTTGGGTTGCGGGATTGTAGCGAAGGCGCTGCTGCTGTTGGGGCGCTTGTGCCGGAGCCTGGGGCGCAGGAGAAACACCCCTAGCCGCGTCAGATGCACGTTCCCGCGCACGTTCAGCAATGCTCCGTAATTCATCAAGCGCCTTACGCAAATCAGCCGGAGCCAAACCAGCATTGATGCGGGCAATGGCGGAAGTAGCCACGCGCCCTTCCTGTTCAGTAATCGCGCCAGCACCACGAAGGTTATTATACGCCTCCAAGAAAGCGGCGCCTTTGATTTGCTCCAAACGCTGCCCGAAGTCATAAGCGGACGTACCCGGCACCCGTTGCAATGGCGATAATACACCAGTTGCGGTACTGAAGGCGGGGTGGTTTACAACGTCATTGATTTGGTTAATGGTACGACCCGTTGAATCAATTACGCCAGGCGCAGCAGCCTGGGCGATACCAGCAGCGCGTCCAACCTGTTCTTCGCGTTCACGTTCTACCGTTTGACGCGGAACCACACCAACTTGCGCGCCAGTACGCCCGCCAACAATTTGCGTACCAGTGCCGTAATCAATAGTACGAATCCCCTCCGCAACCCGCGCACCCGGCGGAAGTTGACCGCGCCGCAATTCACCTGTTTGTGTCGGGAAGTACGGTACCACAACACGCTCGCCATTGGGGCCAGGTTCTTCCACCATCACCGGCTGCAAACCAACCCGCGTCGGGTTCGCCCGTTCAGCCAGAATACGCCAACCAATCTCTGGCGGAAGCGAAGCCAACAAACGGCGTTCTTCAGCAGAAATCGGACGGAGTGACGGCGCACCAGAAGTAGGTTGCCCGGCTGGGGCTGGCTGCGCCTGAGTGGGAGCCGCTTGGGCACTGGTTGGTTGCGCTTGTGCCTGGGCACCCCGCAAGCCCATCCAGCGGCTAACAGGCGTCCCCAGAACATCGCGCCTATCTTCGCCACGCTCAATAAGCGCCTGAACCCCGCCAGGACCACCGAGCCAGGCGCCCTGTAAAAGAGCCTCTGGCGTTACTTCGTTACCACCAACATTACGCCCAATTGCACTCGGAAGCCCCATGGAAGTCATGCGGCCAGCCTGAACTTGCATCGCCAATTCAGCAGCACGACGCTGGGCGTCTGGGTTTTCCAAGAAGTCACGCAATGTACGGACATTCTCAAAACCAGGGATGTTGAAAGTGCCACCCCATTGCCCGTTCCATTCACCCCGGCGACTGATTTCGCCAGGCGCAGGACGATAGACGCCAGCATCAGCAGCCAAAGGCGCACCAATCTGATATTGCCCCGCATAGCCCTGAGAATTGACGACACCAGGACCACGGGCTTCGGCTCGGCCAAGAACATCAAGCGCGCGACCAATCGCAGCACGGCTAAACGGTCCATTGGTTTCGTCAGCAGATGCAGGCGCCCGTACCGGCGCAGCAGACGGAGCCGCCGCCCCTGCGGCGGTTGCTGCCGCTGCCGTGCTTGTCGGCTCGCCACCAGAAGCAAACCGGCTCACAGCCTCTTGATAGCGCCGCTGGTTTTGCTGCTGTTGCAACATATTGGTGACGGGCATCACGCTCTGAAGCGCCCCGCCCCGCTGGCCAGCCAAGGCAGCAAAAGCGTCCTGCATGGCGGCAATGCCTAAAAGGCGCCTTTGGTCCGGGGAAAGATCAGCATAAGGACTCTGATCCGGCACCGGATCGCCACCGCTTGTCGGTTCCCCGCCACCAAAAAGACGCGATAGAAATTCAGACATTGCGCGGCTCCTTACCGGAACAGGAGATTAAAGGCATTGGCCAAGCCGCCAGCAGCCTGACCAATGGTGCCAACTTGCTGCAAGAAGGAAGGCGTGGTTTCCGTCGTGGTGGTCTGCCCCATCGGAGCCATCCCAAGCGCACTCTGCCGAATCCGCAACTGCTCCACCGGATACTGGAACTGGCGCAGGAAGTCTTCATAAGCCTGCGTCATATTTGCCTGGGTCAACCCGCGCTGCTGTTCGCCAGATTGGAACATAGCCTGCGCGCCGGTAAGCCCAGCCGTCTGGCCAAGGGCGCCAAGGGCGCCAAGCTGCTGGGCAGCGGCAAGGGCCTGCTGATTACCCTGCAACCCGTAACCAATGTCACGGCCAGCCATTTCGCCCGCCTGCTGGAAGCCCTGGGAACGCAACTGCGCGGCAGTGCGGGCCGCTTGCTCCATCGCCGCCCGGTTAGTCTCGGCCTCCGCCACACCCTGGCGCGAACCACCAAACGCCCGCGCCCTCACTGCCTGCGCGGCGGTTTGCTGGTTTGCCATCTGGCGGGAACGATCAATATCCGCCAGCGTAGTATCAATCACCTGTTGCGTGTATGGGTTCTGGTAAGCCGCCATCCCTGAAGCAATGGTGCCCGGCGTATAGGCGCCAGCCTGGCGGGCTAAAGCCTGGGCCTGGGTAATCGGCTGCTGGGCAGAACCAGCCAGTTCCCCAACACGTTGAAAGGACGCCTCTTGTAATGGTGTGAAGCCCGCTATCCGCTGATAGGGGTAGGGCTGATACTCACGATTGGCAACGTCCAAGGCGAAGTCATAATTCGCCAGCATCCGTTCCTTGACATCAGGGTCAAGTTGGCTGGATTGCGTTTGCGTCGATGTCCCGCCGCCCTTAGACATGGCGTATCTCCTTGGAAACTGTCGTCATTATACCTTCAAAACCGTGCTGCTTCAAAGCACGAACCCACCCTGACCGGCCACACCCGGTCAATTTGGAACAATTAAACGCCCGCCCATAGGCTTCTAAGGACGGGATCATCTTAATCACCTGTTCCAACTGCCCGCCAACCAGCCAAGCATGGAGAATGGTGAACTTTGGATAATAAATAAGTTCTGTGATAATCACCGCTTCAGGGGCGGGCCAGAACTGAAAATGCCCTTCTTTGATGCCCTTGGCTACATGATGGAGATCATGCGTATTTCCCGCATAATCCAGCGCATCCTGAAGCCACTGCGAACACCTCTCGAACTCGGCTTCAAACAGGGTCATAGCGCCGTAGCAGCCACCACCCCAGAATTACTAACGGTGATGCTCCACCGTGTTCCATCAGGGGATTTCAAGATCAACCGGCCTGGGCTTACTTCCAGATCGCGGTTCTTCTTGTGGTTCTCATCGTCAGCCCGCTCCAACAAGGCGCGGGCTGTCTGCTCGTTAGAACTATCATAAGAGTTGGTGGCTGGGGGCAATCTCACCTAAGACCCCCAGGCACCGCTTCCAGGCGGAAATTACCAACCCGCCAATCAGCCAACTGAACGCCCGTCACCTTGAAGGAAACCTGGCGCCCAGAGAATCGGACATCGGTATATTTGGAAGAAATGGTGTAAGGGCCAAAGGTGCTTTCCGTACCCTCTGGCGCGAAACGGGTCTTGAAGCTGACGTTTACCTGGCCTTGCGTCTTCTCATCTGGCACCACTTGGCGGGCTACCATAATCCGGTCCCCATTGCCCATCTCCAGCGGCCCCGTCTCCGCATACGGCGAAGCGCCATCGTAGTTCCACCCCACCTCATGATCATACACATAACCAGAGGGATCAATCAGAATGGGATAATCAAACACGCCAGCCGCCACACCAGTTGTTCGCGCCCAAGAACCAATGGACCAAGTATTCTCGCGGTAGTTCCAGATTACATAGCGGTCACATTCATTGGACGCGGCAGACGGGTAAGACCAGATCACCTCAAAGAACTCAATATTAAGAACCGCATTCACCTTGGAAGCCTGGTTATAGTTGAAGTCGGAGAACACATAGTCCGACACATCAGACCGCAAAGGCTTCACGGCGCCGTCAAACAAATAGAACGAACCGTCAGACATCCAGGCAACGCCAGTATCCATACTGACAGAAGCCTGGGCGCTGATCACCCCGCAACCATAACCAACACGCTCAAACCCATAAACGAATGGCGGGCCTTGGTATGTCGCCAAGTGAGCATCAACCGTGGTCAGCAACAAAGACCCATAGCGAGTGCGCTCGCCACAGATCACCTTGCCGGATGTAGATAACTCAAAATCCCCCGCCTGGTTTGTCGCTGATGGCGTCCAATCGGTATTGTCTTCTTGGTCACACCATTGGACCTTGCGCGGATTACCGCCCGCACCAAGGGCAAACAGAAACCGCTCCGGCGTCACCAAGATTGCAGAATTACCCGTGGGGGCAGCGGAAATCAGATCAGCCCGGCCAGCAGTATCCAAATCCCATTCGTAAATCTTGCCATCGTCAGACCGGCAAGCCACTAGATACTCGCCCCAATTATCCAGCGCCCATGTCGCTGCCGCTGCGATACCTGCTGGCGATACATCAGGACGCGGAGTGCCGTATGTGCTGGTGCCGTAAGTAAACCCACCATATCCAAGGTTCTGCGTTGCAGCCGCATCACCAATAGACAATTCATACGCATAGTCAGCAGAGCCAGCATTCGTCTGTGTAGAAGTGGCGGTGGAACCATGCGTGACGGTGTAGGAATTAACCCCCGTCACCGTCATGATATACTCGCCAGATAGCGTAATCCCACTGGAACCAATGGCGGTCCCGTTGGTGAATTTAACCGTGTCGCCGGTCTTTCCGCCATGCCCAGTATCCGCCACCGTCACAACAGCAGACGCATTTACCGTGCTGAAGGCGTTAGTGAGCGTCCCCGTTTCGCGGATTGGCGTGATATTGTACGGCGAAGAATCCGCCTTAATAGCGTACAACTTCTTGGCGCCACCAGTGCCTAACCAAGCATTCGCATTATTAGACCGCCAAGCATGGGAACCACGCATGATGCCAGTAAGCTGAATGTTGCTTCCGCTATATGTGCGCTTCCGCCAGCCACCAATCGGGCGCAAGGTGCCATCATACCACCGCACCAAGTTAGCATCGTACCACCGACCAGCCGACTGATACTGTGTCCCGTTACGATAAATTCCCGGCGGTAGCTTTAGCGGAATGTACATCTAGCCCCTCAAACGTCGAAGCCATGATTGGACGGTCTTGGTTTCATAAATGCGGATCATCGTCCAAACGATGGTGAAGATCGCCGCAATCGAAGGAAGAACCTGGGCCAATGTCCCCACAACCGTCGTGATTGATAACACATCCCCTATGGTCTTTGCGGTTTCGTGGTTATCAACCATGTCGCACCTGTAAGATTAGGGCTTTGCTGGCCAGGTTATATTCCATGGGAACCCGGTTTGGGTAGGAATATCGCGCAACGCTTGGCGATAAACTGCCCAAACAGCGCCATCCACTGGGGCGTCAGCAAGCTGCGTCCAATCGCATTCCACCAAACGCGCAGCCCGGTCAGCCCGCACCGCTTTAGCCTGCTCCGCATCCTTCGCCGCCTTATAGGCTGCTTCTTGCTGGGCGGCGGTAGCTTCTGGCGTATCGGTGAAGATCGGCCCCAAGATGTGCTTGGTGTACCACTTGCCGTCAGCCTGCTGCTCAACACCCTGGCGCATGGAGTGCTGATACACCGTGCCGCCGGTAGCCTGCGGCCCCTCAAACACCGGATCAACGCCAATGGCTTCCATCACCTCTGGCGTAAGTGTTTCGTAGGAAGGCCCACCATTGGCCAGCAGATAGGCGCGCAGTTCGCTCTCGAACATCACGGCGCCAGTGGATCGAATGCGAATTTCCATGATGTCCTCTTATGCAATTGCCAGGGTTGGACGAGAAAAACCGCTTTTATTGTGCTTTGCCCGCCATTCTATAGTGGATTTCGAAATCCCCAAAGCTTCCGCTGCTTGTTTTGCAGTATCAAAATATCCCGTTGGAGTAATAACTCCGCGCTGCTTGTAGTGGTTTTTACCGCCGATTGCGGCACTAATAGCTGCTTTGACTTCAGGGCGGTGCATGGGATTTTTCTGGCCTACCACCCATGGTTTTGGTTTCCCAGAATGGGTGGCTGATATTTTGAAGCGAGTTTCCTGGCTCACCAATTTACCAAGATTGCCATCTCTGAGATTGATGGAGTTTGTTGCTATAAAGACATTCCCTATTTCATATGCGCCCTTGTCGCCATACCGGCACATACAATACTTAGCAGAACCTTTGCCACGCATTTCCCATTTGCCAGATTCAAGCCAAATAGCTTTCCATTCTTCGAATGTCAAAAGGAATGGTACACCACGCTGCGTAGCATTGGATTTATGCTGTGTGTATTTTTTGCGGAATATATCTCTTGTCATCTCAGGCCACCGCCCAAAAAATGAACGTACCGCCGTTAGCATTGATAGCTGCTGGCGCTGTGCTGCTGAGTTCGAATCCCGCGCTGTAGGTGTCAACGTAGTCGGTGTTGGTGACTTCGGCGGCGGTGGAATTAAGGAGGAGGTAGGGATCGTTAGCTGCGACGATGCCGCGCGCGGTATCCCACACATACCAATCGCCGGTGCTGTCGGTGCGCTTGATTAGGACAAACCGTGCGCCGCCAGTAAAGCCGCAGTCGATCTGCTTGGTAGTGCCGCTGCCGGTGTAGGAGCCGACCTTGGATACGCCTGCGACGGTGGCGAAGAGATAGGCGACAATAGGAGATGTATTGTTGTTTGTAGAGTTTTCAATACCAACAGTAAAAACTGCCGCTGTTGGAGCGGTGTCATTCCACATCCCAGAATAAGTACCGGCTGCTGCTGTAGAATTAAGTATTAAATACTTAGTTGCCCCTAAAGCATTTGCGTAAACCGCCCAATCATAATTATAGGAGGATGATGATCTAACTTTCATAATCATCAACTCAGGCACCGCGCCCAAGTTGTGGCTTACCGTGCGCGCAACCCCCGTCCCCGTATAGCACACCACATCAAAGAAGCCGGGGGCGCGGCGGAAAATATAACCTATCTTGGCGCCTACAGAATCGCTTGCAAACCTGACCTCTGGTGGATTTGATCCATTAGCAGGCAAAACATAAATTGCATTACCTGACGTTGCTTCTGCCCCCGTAGAAGCTGTTGACAATGTAGGAGTTGTTAGAGTGTCAGCGCCCGGACCCGTTGTTTGTTGATAACCTGTAAGCGAATTCGCAAACTGGAAATTTTTTGCATTTCCGGCTCTATTTGCAAACACTGACAAATCAGGTCGCTGATTAACAAATGAGTTAGTAGAGCCAGCTAACCCTGCGTCACCTACACCATCCGACCGAGCCGCTAATGCAAACACACTCGTCCCCGTAGTCGGCGTCTTCATCGGGCCACGGCGGATGGCGATGTAGATGTAGGTGGCGCCGTTAAAATTTACATCATTGTCTGTATCAACGACCTTAAATCCTGTGGATGTCGGCTGTATATACATCACACCAATTTCAGCATTGTTTAGATTTGGTTGGAGAATCTGTTGGCCCGATGAAGTTACGGGAAATCCACGCATATTGTCGGTAATAGTCCAACGTGTACCAGCATTTGTTGCCTGTTTAATAAGAACCCACTGAGGCTCATATCCAAGCGAGATTGTCGGCCCGGTAGCAGAGCCATTCCCCGTATAAGACCCACAGCTAATCACATTGTCCGTGCCGGAAGCGCCAAAGCCGCCTGCATCATGGGCAAAGAGATAGGCGACGTAGGTGACGCCATTAACATTTGGCCCTGGACCTTGAGCGCCGACAGTGAAAACACTTGAACTGAATGTTTGCGTTCCAGCACCAAATTGGTAGCCTGTTGCAGAGGCTGCCTGTGTGTTCAAAAACATAAAATTATAGGCAGCTAAAGAACGATGCCAAACAAACCAATCAGATGTTGTGGAGGTTGCTTTAACCATAACGCAACCCGGCGCAGAACCTAAGTTGTGCGATATATTTCGGGTATTGGTGCCATCGCCCGTATAAGTCACAACATCAAAAAACTTCGGCTGCTTGCGGAAGGTCCAGGAGGCGTAGGTGTTGGCATTTGTGCCAATCCCAGTGGCGCTGCTTACAGTAAATCCATTTGCATTAAACGCAGTAAGGCTATTGGCCAGCGTAGCTTCTGCATCAGTAGTATTGCTGTTGATTTCTTTTGTTGTCCCACGCGCCGTATCAAACAAGAAATTGTTTGTTGTGTCGTTGCGTGACTTAATCCAAACCATCCCGCCTTTTGTAGATAGGTCAACACCATTCGTGATAGTTTGTGACGCCCCTGTCCCCGTATAAAGCCACGTCGAGAACACATCTTCGATGTAGTTGGCGGCGGTTGCCCGGGCACCAAAACCGTAGCCCTTTGCAGATGCGGCGCCTTGGGTGATTACGGTTGGCATTAAACTACCTCACTTAAACTGCGTCTGAGAAGCAAACACCGTGAACGCGGCGCTGCCGGTTTTAATAATGGTGTAAGTATAGACATCAATACCAGAGGCATTGCCAGCAGCCCATGCCGTGCCACCTTGGTACTTCGGCGTTACCGAAGAACCATCCACTTGCACCACGTTGTTGTAATAAGCCGTGCTACCCTGCGTCACCAAGAAAGCCACCGTGATCGCCTGGCCGGTTGACATCGCCGTATTCAGCGAAGTGCCAGAGGAAGCGCGGAAGTTCACCGTCCAGTTAGCCGAAGCATTGGACGTATAGTAAATCACGTTCTGCGTGGTGACATCATAGTTAATGGTGCCAGTAGCCGCCGTGGCAGATACAGTGGCAGTCTCAGCCATGTCCTGCACCACTATAGCCAGCGCGCTGCTAGACCCATTGAACGTCTGCGTAGCCGTAAACGTGGTGGCCGTACCTGGCGCGACATAATCCGTACCAGCAGTGGCGTTAGCTAAGGCGCCACCGGAGTTAGCCTTTAGAATAGCCGTACCGCTTGGCGGCGCCAGGTAATCCGTCCCCGCTGTGGCGTTAGCCAAAGCCCCACCGGAATTAGCCTTCAGGATCGCCGTACCACTTGGCGGCGCCAGGTAATCCGTCCCAGCCGTTGCAGCCGTAAAAGCCGAAGTGCCATTCCCCTTAACAATGCCCGTCAGCGTCTTGGCGCCAGTGCCCCCACTACCCACCACCAAGGCGCCGCCACTAGCCCCGGCAAATAGCGCATCAATAGAATCCAAGTCGTTGTTTAACTTGGTGCCCCAGGTATCAGCAGACGCGCCAACCTCTGGCTTGGTAAGCCCTAAGTTTGGGGTTGTGGTGTCAGCCATTTATTGAACCCTCGTCCACGTTTCTGAAGTTGCTGCAATGGGCACCCATATTGTAGAGGAATCAGGCGCCCCGGTCCATATTTTCGTGCCATCTGGGATTTGTTCCCATTTCAAAATGGCACTAGCGATAAATTCCGAAATGCCTTGGATTTGTGTGGCGCCATTCTGAATAAGACCGCCACTAATCGCCATTTCAGCGGAAGCCTCAATTACAGCGGAAGAGGTATAAACCCTCACGCCTTCAGCCGTAACAGAAGCAACCCCCTCAATAGAAACACCTGATTGGGCTATTTGTTGCCCAGAAACATTGACGGAAGAAGCCGCCTCTAAATTTGCGGCGCCATTTTGAACCAGTTGAACGGCAGCGGTTAAGGATGCAACCGCGTCAATCAAAACCCCGCTGGTGTAAACAACCTGGGCAGAAGCCGTTGCATTCGCCACCCCATCAATGGCTGCGCCGCTCTGCTGGATACGAACCCCGGCGCTGGTGACATCAGCAATGGCGTCAATTACAGCAGCCCCCTCTTTGGGGTCTATGCCGTAATTACCTCGCCCATATAAGCCGCTGCCATAACCAGCCACTTAGATTACTCCAGGGTAATGTCGAGATCACCAGCCGGAATACGGAAAACGTCGCCCGTGCCAATGGTCTTACTGGTGGTCAGTTCCCCGTAAGCCAACAGGTTCCCAGATGTGGAGGCATCGAAAATACCCACATAGGTAATCGTGCCCCAGGAACCCGTCGCCGTATCGAACTCAATAGCCCCGCTATTGGTGCTGGCGTTACCGCTGGTGGTCATCGTCGCCTGCTTGCGGGTGTAACCATTGCCGGAAACTTCCGTACCGCCACCACCCTCGCCAGGGGCGGCGGTGAACAGCCCCACATAAAGGCTGGCAGACGGCGAAGAATAAGCCGTCCCAGAGAACACATAAGCCATTATCTTGTTTTCAAGATAATTGGTGAAGGCGTTGGTGGTCATTAGCCGAAACTCCTTGCTCGCATCCGAAGGGCTGATGTGGCCATGCGGCTTCGCTCATCCGAAACCTTTAGGTCACTCAGGGCACGATCATACAAAGCGCCCCATACCGTGATGCGCTGATCGTCTTGTAAATAGGGCGCCGCCTGCAAAAGCGAGCCATAAAGGTACAAGTCTGGCGCCTCCACCAGAAGCCAATTACTCGTATTGGATACCGTCAAAGCCGGAATCTTGGCGTAATAGGTCAACTCGCCCGTATAGGCAGACCCACTATCCGGCGCAGGGATGACCTGAAACTGCTGGCCAATCTGCGTGTAATAAATTGGCTTACCAGTGGTCCCGTTAGCCCCCTTCAGCATCGCCGCCTGATCCGGGGAAACAAACTCCATCACCGTGATGGGATTGGTGTTGATCTGGAAGCGGATGCTTTCCAACCAATCGCCCGGAACCACGCTATACTCGCTATCCAACGTAGCTGTAGCCCGCTCCACCATCTTCCTGTGGCGGATGTTCCGGTTGAACTGGGCCTCCGCCAAAGTGATGAAATCAGGGATAACCGCCGTCAGGTCACTGCGATTTAGGAAGTCCGCAATAGAGGCTTGAAGCGCACTATAACTATTGACTGCCATCAGAACCTCTCCAAGAATTACTTTTTCGGACCAACCTGATTAATCCCCTAGATACCCCAAATTTCACCGCTAAAATACCATCTTTTTCATTCGAAGTCCTTATCTCTTGAATCTGGAATGAGGACAACTTGAAAAACCTTTTCCCGCGTCTAACTGAATCTTCGTAATTTTTACTTTGATTGCCCCAGTACAAATGGTCTGGATTTACACACAGTGTGTTATCACACTTATGCAAAGCGTTCCTTCCAAGAGATGGACCATGGAATACCTCGCAAGAAAATCTATGAGCGGATATATATTTTTTACCCAAAGCTTTATTGGTCAGCACAAAAACCCCATATTTTGGGTTTGCGCTCTTTAACCAAAGCCAGCAACCAGAGTTTGGTTCTGGTATACAAGAATCCATAAACCTTTCTTTATCAGCCAGAAGATTCATTTTTCTCTTCCTTAGCGCCACAAGCATGGGCATTTGAAAACTCAAACGCTCCGATATGGCGCACTGCTTTACTTAAGTCATGATCCAAAAAAACCTTAAAGCCAAATTCCCTTGCTGTTCTACAAAAGAATATGTCTTCCCCTATGTATATACCATTTTGGTAAGGCACAAAAAACCATGGTTTTTGAACTTTCCGGAAAACTTCAGCCTTAATCAGCATCAGCCCCATGCCAATGGCGGATACCTCTTCCAGCCCAGTACACCACTCTTCCGTATAAACCCGCTCGCTGGTCAGATCGTCACGGAAAGCCACCGGCTGGAGAGGTAATTTGCGCGTACTGTAATTAGCCGCCACAATATCCTCATCCCGCGCCAATAGCTGCCGGATGCTGTCCTTGGGGAACCGCATATCGGCATCAACAAACAGGACATGGGTGGCGACAGCGTCTAAGGAAGCTTGGGCTAGTTCTTGACGTTGGTTTACAATCAGCGTCCCTTGGTTCTGGAACAGTAGCACCCTGTCCTTTGTCGCCGCCGTATGGGCAGCAACGCACCGGGCTAGATCGAAAGCAAACCCACTATCCACCACATCGCGGCAAGGGACACAGACAGAAACAATGGCGGGCATCAAACGCGCCCCGGCCTGGTACGGAAGAACCTATTCTCTGGATCATTCAGCCACTTCTTCATGGCTACCGGGTCATCCACAATGCCCTTCTGCTTCAAATCATAAAAGACCGCCATGGGGATGGAAGCCACCTTGTTCCATTCGCCATAGCGCCCGTGGTCTTCATTAAACTGCGCCTTATTGGCTTCAATAATACCAGACACATCCTGGCGCTTTTCAATCAACGCCGTATCTGTGCCCTCATCATAATGCCAGTAAGAAGTAATCCCACTTACCGGATCAATGTTGAAAACCTTGTCAGCCATAAGCCACCTTTGAAGTGGGGCTGGCAGTCACCCGCCAGCCCCGTTGCCATTACGAAGTCGTCAGGTCAGCGGCGATACCATGCGCGGCTTCCTGGCGAACCATCAAGCCGTATTCGCAAAGCATCATGCGCTTTTCCGCGTCGCCGGTCTTCGCCAGGTCCATCGTCTGGATCGGGCGCAGGATCGCCGTAGCCGCGTATTCCGGGTCAAGCACGAAAGCATCGCGCTCACGCTGGAAGCGGTTCGGCACCACAGACACCGCACCGAAGTCAGACACATAAACGTCAGCCGCGCCGATAATCACGGACGGCTTCGGAGTAGCCTGATTGTAGCGGATTTCGGCAATGCCAGCGAAGCCGCTGACGGTCTGCTTGTTGAACGGGCCGACCATCAGAATCTTCGGCGTACCACCTTCGGTCCACACCTGGGCGATAACATCCTTCAGGATGGTTTCCGTGAAGGTGCGCTGCGTACCGTCAACGCGGGTGGCGTTTACCACACCATTGGAAACCGTCGGATCAGAACCGCCAGCGCCCTTGTTGGTGTTGGTGCGAAGGAAGGCAGGCAAGCCAGCCGTCTGACGCGCCGTGGTGTTGTTACCCGCGTTAGCGGCCTTGGACGCCAACAGAGTGGCTTCCATGTCGCGCTTTAGTTCGGCGCCGTTCTTTGCCATCTGATAGGCAAGTTCAGAACGACGGCCAGCCTTATCAACGCTTTCCAGGGTGCCGGAGATCACAACCGTCTTACGGCTGATCTGCGTGTAGTTACCCAGGCGAGTCGTCGGGGTCACCGCGTCGAAGGAAGAGATGTCATCACCTTCCAGAGCCGCATTGGTGGTGGAAGCCGCCGCCAGGCTGTCCGTCTGCCACTCGAAGAACGTGTTCTTCACATTCACGCGGGCAGTGTTAGACTGGAACGGGGTTTCTTCCGGCGAGATGTTGTAGATCACATTCGCCAGGTCTTCACGGATGCCCTTGGCATCATAGCGCGTGAAGGTATTAGCAACGATAGTCATAGCCTATATCCTTTCAGAGAAGCGCCGCTAGAACACTAGCGGCATCGTTGACAGTCCCGGTTTTAGCGAGACGCTGCTTTGCACGGGTTAGGTCCGTCACATTCCTCTGGGGTACAGATTGCACGGGGCCGGGCTTCACCGGCCTTGTCGCGGAAACCTGTGGTTTGACCGAAGCCTGCGCTTTCTGCTGACCACGATCATACAGCATGGCTTTGCGGAGGATGGCAACGTGTTGCGCCTTTGTAAGACCATTAATGTCTTGCTCAGACGCACCATTCTCCATCAACCAATCGCGCAACATCTTCTTTTCGCCCTGCGCTACCTTCGCATCCTTCCAAGCTGGAATGATCTCTTGTAGCTTCTGCGCCTCAGATGTTAGCGTCGCCTTCAGTTGCTCGGTTTGCTGCTGCTGGAAAGCCTGCGTTAAACGCTGCTTCTCGGCTTCAATAGCCTGAAACTTCGCCACACGATCTTCCTGCACCTTCTTCCACTGCCGCTCTAAGCGAATGGCGTTCTGGGGGTCTTCTTCATAAAGACGATCCCAATCCGGCTCCGCTTCAACTTGAGCGATATTCTGCAACTGCTGCTGTAATGCCCCTAGAAGAGTGGCGTACTGCGCCCGCTCTTGCCGAATGGCTTCAGCTTCCGCCTGGAACGCCTTGCGCTCTTCCGCGAGTTGCTGGGTCTTTCGGCTATAGTCCGCCGTCCTTGAATATCCGCGCGCTAGTTCGTCCAGCGTCACCTCAACTTCTTCGCCCGCCACCTTTACTTTGACGGCTTGCGGAAGCCTTTCGCGAGGTTGCTCTTCGACCTGTGGTTGGTCATCATCTTCAGCGGTTTCCTCAACGGCTTCAGCAGCAGCTTGCGCTACTGGTGCCTCCGTCTCGGCGCCCTGGGCTTGCGCTTCGGGCTGCTGCGCCTCACCGACCTGGGTATCGCCATCATCAGCGGCCAGAATATCGGCTATGGCATCTTGTGCCTGGTGGATTCCGATCCCGCCTTGGGCGGGGGTGCCGGATGATTCAGACATCAAAAATTATCCTCTCTCAAAACGCCTCTCGGCGATGGAAGCAGCCACTTTGCCATTATCAATAACGGCTTGAAGTGCCCGCAAGAACTCATGCATCCCACGCATTGTCGCGTGGATGTATTTCTGGTCAGCCTCAAACTTGGCGGTTTTCCACTCGTCAAACAACTGCTCTTCAACCAATGCCACCGCCGCCTTCAGCGTCGGGTCATTCATCAGCCTAAGAGCGTCGTTCCCCGCCGCTATCTGAGTTGCGAAATCAACCAAACGGGCCTCCCATTCCACCCGGCGCCATATTAGCGCCCATCACTTGGGGCGGATTCATCATCTGCTGGCGCTGCGCTTGCTGAACCTGGCGCATCATCTCACGGTCCCGCTCCATGTCAGCCCGGATCGCCGCCACATCCACCTGGGCGCCATACTTCGCCCGCATCTCGGCAATCTTCAACACCAAATCGGCTTCCATCTGGTCACGCTCTAAGTCGTCCTTACGGACCATTTCTTCACGGCGCAACTCCAGTTCAGCCGCCTTTTTCTGGATGTCTGCCTGAATCGCCGCCATCTGCGCCTGGGCCAGCATTTCTTCCGGCGAAGGCTTCGGCGGTTGCGGAGGCATCGGTGGCATCTGCGCCGGATCATTAAAGAACTGGCTGGCGTCCTTATAGCCCGCCAGCGACACAATCTGCGCCAGAGTATTGCGATACTGCGCCAGCGTAACCAGCGGATTATTCATCCCCGCCAGTTGCAATATCTGCTCCTGCTTCTGCAAGATGTTGGTGAGAACCTGTATCTTATCCTGCTCGGTGCCACCGCCCAAGGCGATATTCACCACAACATCCATATTTGCATCCCAACTACGGGGATCAACCGGCACAAACTGACCACGCAAGCGAATCATGCGCTCGGCCTGCTGGTTCTGGACCGCTAACTTCAACAAGCCCGTAAACAGCCGCTTCATGCCGCCTTCGGCAAAGATACGGGCAATCAACTCAATCCGCTGCTGGGCCGCTGATACCGTAGCCGCCACCGCTGCGCGGGTAGATGATTGCAGGCTATCCGCCGCCAAGCCAGCCGCCGCCTTGGTAATGCCAGTGCGGCTTTCCTTCATGCCATCCATGTA